CCGTCCCGGTCCCGGCTTCAGACCCACATCGACGGTGTCCACCGGCACGCGGACACCCGCGAGAACCGGCGCGCCGCCGCACTGAACGCGCGCACCGTGGAAGACGTCGTGGTGGACCTGGACGTCCCCGCGCTCTGCATCTGCGGTGAGCCGATCGAGCAGGCGGACCCGGAAGACGAGCCCGGTTGGTGGACGCACCGCATGGGCGCGAAGACGCCCTGCACCGAACCGCAGCCGGTGAAGCGGACCCTGGCCAGTCAGGGGCGGAAGCAGCTGTCCGAGCGGCTGGCCGACACCGGCCGGAAGCTGGACAAGGCGGGTGACGAGATCCGCGACCTGAAGGCGAAGGCCGACGCGGTGGCCGCGCGGCTCGAAGCGCTGGACGCACAGGTCATGTCCCCGGCCACGGTCCGGCGCGCCACGCTGAACCAGGTGTGGGACCACCTGATGGACGCGGGCAACATCACCGGCGCTCAGGAAGTCATGAAGATGATCGGGCGGCTGAGCGAAGGGGACTGGTCCTGATGCGCAGCATCAACACCGGTCGCGGCATCAGCCAGACGTCACGGTCGGTCGCGGACATCGCGACCGACCGGGCGTCGCGGCTCGACAGTTGGGGCGACCAGCAGTTGTTCCTGTCCACCTTCGACCGGGTCCGCCAGGTGGCGCCGAAGCTGGCACACATCCCGCTGGACCTGGAACTGATCTGTGTCGAGCTGACCCGGAACAGCAGCGTGATGGAAGCCGCGATGATCGAAGCCCTGGCCAGCCTTCGCGCGGAAGGGGTCCGGCTGTGACTGAGCAGCGGAAGCAGCGCGCGCCGTACGGCGGAAAGGGCGGCCACACCCGAGCACTGCACCCCGCCGAGCGGAAGTACCTGCTGGACGCGGCACGTGGCCTAACGGCCGCTGAGTCGGCCGCGAAGCGGGTGGTCACCGTGAACACCGTGAACACCGGCCTGAAGCGCGCGAAGGCAGCGCTGGGCGCCCGCAACATCACCCACGCGGTCGCTCTGTGCCTGGCGCTGGGTGAATTCACCGGGTACGACGTACGGAAGGCGGACGAGTCATGATCCTGTTCACGGAAGAGGACCGGCAGATGTTGAACCACATCGTGGACGTGGTGGGGGACCGGATGCACCACGAAGACGGCTACACCGAGCAGGACGGCCGGACGCTGTCGAAGCTGGACAAGCTGGCGAAGACACCGGCAACCGCCGTGGTGGTGCTGGCCGACGACGTGGACGCGGAAGCGCGTCAGATGTTCCAGGCCATCGTCCGCGCTGAGCTGCGTCACTGGGTACCGGGCGCCAGCCAGCGGCTGCTGTACCGGGCCGGTCGCGTGGTCGGGATCGAGCAGCCGAACCCCGCGAAGGGTCGGCGCGACTGCGGCGCCGACCGGACGGACCACGCGCTGATCTCGGACTGGGTGGCTGGTCTGTACCTTCACCGCTGCTCGTCCTGCTTCCGTCTCTTCGAGCAGTGACCGACTGGCTGGCGCCCGAAACGTCTCGGACGCCAGCCAGCGGTACGCTGGACCGGACGACCGACGAGAGGGAAGAGGCACCATGCCCGGATACGTGAAGGATCTGATCGAGCGCACGGCCGCAGCCTGGGCGCTGGCGTTCGTGGGACTGCTGCTGGCCGACGGCTTCGACTTCACCGACCTGACCGCGCTGAAGGCCGCTGGCCTGGCCGCCGTCCCCGCCGCGCTTCAGATCGTGTACAGCGCGCTGGCTGGCTTCGTGGGCGACCCGAAGACGGCGGGCTTCGCGGACACCCGGGACCTGCCGCACCGGCGCTGACGAAGTCGCACAGCACAGGACCCCCGTACCGACGCGGTACGGGGGTCCTGTCGCGTCCGCAGACAGCTACTGGGCCAGCAGCGCCACGGCGGCCACAGCAGCGCTCACAACGCCACTGACGGCCGCGACACCGGCGACGGGCCACCGGCGCGCTTCGAGCGCTGTCACGCGGCCTTCCAGCGCTTCCACGTCCTTCCGTACGTCGGCGCCCTGCTGCACGAGCAGCGCCAGCTGACCTTCCAGCTTCGCGAAGCCTGTCCCCATCTCACCCCGCAACTGGGCCAGCTCGACCGCCACACCCTGGTTCACGTCCGTCACGGCTTGTCACGCACCCTTCCGGAACAGCTTCGAGCGCTGGCCCAGCCACGTCAGGCTGTGGCTGCCCGGAATGCCGTCCGCGCCTGCACCGGCGTACCCCAGGTGACGCTGAAGCGCGGCGTATGCGGCCTTCGTCTTCGTGCCGAAGCTGCCGTCCACCCAGGCCGTGTCCAGGAATCCCAGCTTCGCCAGGGCGCGTTCCAGCAGCAGGACTTCCGCCTTGTGCGTGGTCCCGCCCTGGGGAAGTCCCGGGTCCCGCTTCGCGGCGGCCACGACGTGCGCCAGGCCGACGACCGGAAGCGGCTTCGGCTCTTCCGGCTGCTCGGGGTCCGGGTCGTTCCCGCGCTCGTCGTCCAGCAGCTGCTGCACGTCGGCCAGGAACTCGTCCCAGTCCACGCCCTTCGGGTCGCTCTTCCAGTCGGACCAGTCCATGTGACGCAGCACGGACCGCGCGGACCAGCCGTACAGCCAGCAGACGGCCGCCACGGCGCGCTTCATGCCGTCCAGCTGCTCGACCGGCCACGGGTCTTCCCCGTCCCCCTTGTTGACGCACTCGAAGCCGACGAAGACGTCGTTCCCGTCGACCGCCCCGGGGCTGCCGTCGTGCTTGTCCGGCTTCGGCAGCGGGTACCGCTCTGCCTTGACGGCGGCCAGGACGTCGGGGTCCCCGCCGCCCGCGTGGTTGGTACGCCCCCAGCCGACCAGGTGACAGCGGCCGTCCTTCGTGATCACGCCGTGGCAGAGCGGACCAGGCAGCTTCGCCGAACCGTTCTTGCAGAAGCTGACGGCGCCCTTTTCGACACCGGCTGTGTGGTGGACCATGACGCCGTGGACGGGGCCGAAGTCCTTCCCCGTCTCGTCGTCACGGTTGTGCGTGCGCCACCCGCTCGTCTCGACCACGACCACACCGAAGCGCTTCAGCGCGGCCAGGAATGCGGCGGCTGTGCCAGGCTCAGGCATCGCTCTGTCCCTTCGTCCGTACATGCTCGATGGCCAGCGTCCCGCCGACTACGACGGCGGACCCGAGCAGGTACAGGCCCCACCCGATGCCCGCCAGCGTGGTGGCGTATGCGGTCACGATGTCCCCGATGGTGTTCACACATCCCACCCTAATAGGTGATTGACAGTTTGAATTCTGCCAGGGTCAGGTTCAGCGCTTCGCTGGCGTTGTGGTACACCCGCATGGCCAGGGGGACCGTCGGGTCCACGAAGATACCCCAGGACTTCGTGAAGAACTGCCCGCCCGGTGTCGGCGGCCGGTGGTCCGTCGCGGTCGTGTCCACGGCCGGACCGGCGCCCGCGTAGCTCAGCGGGTTACGGACGAACTGGTCCCGGTACTCGGTGGCGTCCATGGGGTTCAGCTGCGCCCCTGCTGCCGCCCACTGAGCGATGCCCTTCAGCTCACCCCACCCCGCCCGGGACGGCCAGATCAGGCCCGAGCGGTCGTCCGTGGACCAGTCGGCCACCGGACCACCAGGCGCCGGACGGGTCGCGCTGTGCATGTTCAGCGTGTCCGTGGATTCCCCGGTGGCGTCGAACGGGAAGCGCACGATCGTCCAGGTGTCCGGCTGGATCAGCTGCGGGATGGCCACCTTCAGCGAGCAGACGTCCACGGGCATCAGACCGTCACCTCTTCCCGGAAGCCGGACAGACGGCGCGCCAGGTCGTCCGGCAGGTTCACGGCGCGCAACGCGTCGTAATCGGCACGCTGGCGCGCCGTGTCGGCCGCGCGCAGCTCGTCCTGGTACTCAGCCTTCGCCACGCGCGCCCGCTCTGCCAGGGCCACGTACTGGTCCCGCGTGATCTCGGTGGCGCCTTCCGGCACGCGCTGCGTGGTCCCCGGCTGCGGGGTCGAGCTGACGCCCCGGAAGCTGCCGTCCGGGAACGCCAGGTACATCATCCCGTTGTCGTCCATGGCGGACGTCCTTCCTGTTGGTTCGGTGCGGTGACGGTCGTCAGACCGGCATCATCCAGACGCGGAACGTGCCCTGGATGCGGTTGTACGTGGCGCCGCCGGTGCCCTTCCCCAGCGCGGCTTCGATCGTCAGCGTGACGCTGGCACCGGGCGCCAGCGTCGCGTTCGGCTGGGTCACCTTGCCTACCTGCGTGTGCTGGTCGAAAGCGGTCGCGGTGCCGTGGTTCGTGACATGCGTCATCTCGTCGGTGCTGATGCCGCTGGCCGCGTCCGCACCGGCCGGAAGGTTGAAGTCCACGTCCAGGTCACGCCACT